GTCTACGATCCCACCATCGGTGGCGATCAGAAGGCGCTGTTTGCGGTCGATCATCCCATCGACAGTGGGGTGGTGGCAAACAAGCCTGCGACTGAGGTCAATCTGAACGAGAGCACGTTGCTCACGGCGATGACCACGATCAGGAACAACTGGGTCGATGAGCGCGGCATCAAGATCGTGGCGCGGGCCGAGTGTCTTGTGATCCCGGCGGCGCTGGAGCCGGTTGCAGTTCGCCTTCTGCGAACGGAGCTGCGTCCTGGCACCAACGACAACGATGTGAATGCGATCAAGCATGTTGGTGGCGGACTGCGCGACTACATCGTCAGCGAGTTCCTGACGTCCAACTTTGCTTGGTTCCTCAAGACCGACAAGCGCGGGCTCATCTTCTACGACCGCGTGCCTTTCGAGATGGATATGTACGTGGACTTCGATACCGATAACCTGAAGGTCAAGGGCCGCGAGCGTTATGCGTTCTCGTACTTTGATTGGAGGTCGGTGTACGGATCGTACCCGGTTTCGTGACGGCGACTGCGTGGCTATGACTATGCAGCTAGGAGGCTGATCCATGCCTAGACATATGCTTCCGCAGGTTGGCACGACCGTGTGGTATTTCGCGGACCCGACGCGGCGTCCGCAGGCGGCGATTGTCACCAAGCGCGTCACCAATCAAAGCTATTCGCTGGCCTTATTCAGTGCCATCGGCGGGACGGCAAGCGGACTGACGGGTGTTCCGTTCCTGGAACTTGGCGCGAAGCCTGCCTCTGGCGGGTTCTGCACGCCAACCGGCATTCAGGACGAGCTTGACGGCGCAACGGATACGACATCGCTGTCCCAAAAAGCGGCGTCGGTGGCGGTGACGGCTGGCGGGACCGGCTACACGGTCGGGAACACGCTCACTCTTCCTGCCAACACTGGTCCTGTGGTTCTCCAGGTCACGACTGCTGCGGGTGGGATTATCTCTGCCGTGAACATTATCAATCCCGGCAATGCGACCAAGCCTGGACCGGCGGGTGCGCAGTCTGTGACTGGTGGCAGTGGCACTGGTGCGACGTTCACCGTTACATGGGCCGACAACTAAGAGGGGCGTCGTGAATGGCAAAAGGCCCCCTCGGCAACACCCCGCGCGATTTGCGTGATGACTTCGTAGGCGTGCCTTCGGAGTTGTACAAAGGCGGCGAGCCCGCCAAGAAAACACGCAATCCGAAGAAGGTCACCAGCAACACGTTCCACACCACGGTGACCGGGGAAACCTCGAACAAGCGGCCTGATCGTGTTGGGCACTTCCGCAGCGGCGGTTTCGTGCGCGGGAAGGCTGATGGCGGCAGTGTGGGTACGCCTACGGATCGTCCAATGCCATCGACCACTTCGGAGAAGTACAAGAAGGGCGGCAAAACGAAATAGAGATACCCGCGTCTAGCCACGCGGGGAGGAGAGGCTGGATAGCTCTCACGAACGTCCTCCCGTTGCGCGGAATATCCCGCCTCTCCGCACCTACAACGAGATGAGGGCCATGGCAGCGGTTTTTGCTCCAATCAACGCGATGTCGGTTGTGACTGGCAGCGGCAAGCTGGCCCCGGTAACAGCGATTCCTGTTGTCAAGGTCACGGACGGTTCGGTTCCTGTCGGTCCCGGCATGGCGCAGGCGGTCGTTGAGGTTGCGGCCAACTTCCCGCGTTCTCCAGGTCAGCCGATCCCTATCGTCTATGCGACTGGCACGCCGCCGGTTGCTCCTACTGATCCGATCCCTGTTTTTGTGACGGGGACACAGCCATGACCGATCCCAGCGGGACGTATTCCTGGCAACCAGCCCTGGCCGACGTGATCATTGCGGCCTATGGGCGGTGCCAGATACGGCGCACGGCGCTGACGGTTGATCATCTGCATGATGCGGCGATGGCTTGCAATCTGTTGCAGGTTGATTGGTCGAATGAGCAAGTCAATCTCTGGACCGTGGAGCTGATGACGACCTCTATCCTGGAGGGTGTCGATACCTATGACGTTGATCCTGCCACCGTGATGATCATGGCGGCCTATATCTCGACCGAGCATGGTCCGCAGAAGGACAGGATCATCACCTCGGTTGATCGCGACACCTATGCCAGTTTTCCCGACAAGGAAACGCTGGGGCCGCCCTCGGTCTACTGGTTCAATCTTCAGATGCAGCCCACGATCACGTTGTGGCAACCGCCGGATGCCGCTGGGCCTTATACGTTGAAGTATTACCGAGCGCGGCAGATGCAGGACGCGAGCATGCCCAATGGGATTGGGCCTGAGGTGCCGTATCGGTTCCTGGAGGCATATGTCGCTGGGTTGGCGTTCAAGCTGGCGGAGCTCTATGCGCCAGGGCGCATGGATCAGTTGGCGGTGCGCGCAGGAAATTCCTTCCGGCAGGCGGCGGAGCGCGACGTCGAGAACTCGCCGCTGCGCGTTGTGCCTGCCTTGGCCACTTATACCAGTCAGGTGTACTGATGGGATCGTTCGCACCCAAAGGACACGCCCATCTAGACCCGACCAGACCGGCGGCGTTTGCGTTCTGTGACCGTTGCGGCTTTCTCTACAACCACCGTGATCTGGTGTGGGACACCCAGTACATGGGGAAGTTCATCAAGCGCACCGGATTTCTGGTGTGCGAGGCGTGCAACGACAGGCCCAATCCGACGCTGCGGCCTGTTGTGCTTCCGCCTGATCCGGTGCCGGTTCTCAATCCGCGTACTGAGCCGGTGCACAAACACGTAAGGCGTTGGCCGGGTGAGCCGTTCCCGCAGCCTTACGAAAGCCTGCCTGACATACCGGAGGACTAGGATGGCAAACGCGCTGTACCCACTCTGGAAGCAGTCTCTGATGAGGGAGTTTGATCACGATAAATCCCTCGATCAGGCGGCTCCTAACACTTCAGCGTATCTTTTGCTGGTCACGATCCTGGATGGCTATGTCTATTCGCCTACGCATCAGTTCTACCCTAGCATCACCAATGTAGTGGGGGCGGGCGCGCAACTGACTACGCCGGTTGTGAACAATACGATCTTCAGCGCCGATCAGGTTATTTACGATGACATCGTGGGGACCGTAATCGGCGCGATTGTTCTCTATCGGAAAAATCCCGGCCTTGAGGGTACATGGCGTCTGGTGCTGTACGAGGATACGAACATCATCGGGTTGCCGCTGTCCGCCAATGGCGGAAACATCATCGTCAAGTGGAACATACAGGGCATCTTCTCTCTGGGACAGCCGGTGCCAGCACCATGAACGATCCATTGAAGAGTAGGCACCAGGGCGAGCAGGAGCTGTTCGAGCAAGTGATAGCGTTGCTGAATGGCGCTCCTTCAGAGATAGCGGCTGGTATAGCGGTTAATTTGCTGGTCAATGCCATTCGTCAATCGGTGCCGTATCGTAAGCAGGCTGAGATGCTTTTCGATGAGCTAATGGGTCGCGGCAAGACGCTGTTGTTGGACAAGCACTATGATTCGGTGACAGGGCAGCGGCGTACAGTGTTTCCGTTCACGCAGGTAATCGAGCCTCCGTTTCACGTTGAACAGGACGTGATCCTACACGGCTGACAATGATGGTTGAGCATGACACCGGCAGACTATCAGTTGGAAATCTATCGCGGGGATAGCGCGCACTGGCGATTCAAGCTGTGGGCGGCATCAGGCGTACCGACTGATCTGACGGGGGCCACTTCCAAAGTTGAAATTCGTGATCGTCCTGGCGGTAAGCAAATCGCATTGCTGAACTGCGCGGTCACGTTGCCGAATGTTGTTGATGTAACGCTCTCTTCGGTAGTGAGCCGTTCGTTGCCTCCCAAGGGCGTTTGGGATTTGCAGATTACCTATCCATCAACTGAGGTTCAGACTCCGATAGGCGGAGCGGTTATCGTCACGCCAGACGTGACTGATAGCACATGAGCGTATGCCATGGCCGTTGTCGAGATCGATGTTGCGGTGGTTGGTGTACGCGGGCCATCGGGGCCTGAGAGTACGGTACCGGGTCCTCCTGGAGCGATTGGTCCTGTAGGTCCGCCTGGGCCGATTGGTTCTACGGGGGCTACAGGCTCAACAGGTCCATCAGGAGTGATGGGTCCCGTAGGTCCGCCTGGGCCGATTGGTCCTGCCGGTCCTGCCGGTGCTGGTGTTATTGGGGGTTCCGTTACCATTGGGACTGTCCCTCCCGTATCACCACACGTCAACGATGTCTGGATTGACACAAACTGAGGAGACGTAAATGGCAATGCAATACAGCACGACGCTGCGCAACGATCAGACTTCGCAGCTTCAAACCAGAATTGGCAGCTCTGGGCATCTGAAGATATTCAGCGGCGCGGTACCAGCCAACTGTGCGGCGGCAGACCCGTCTGGGCCGCTTGCCGATATCACGCTTCCGGCGGTCTTTCTGACCAGCTCCAGCGGTGTCACGACAATCGCAGGATCGTGGACGGTCGCTGCGTCAGCGACTGGCACGGCGCAGTGTTTCCGCATGTACGATGGCAGTGCTGGGTGCCACATCCAGGGCAACGTCACTACTGATTTGGTGCTCAACAACACCAGCATTGCGTCGGGCCAGACGGTAACGGTGACGAGCTTTACGGTGACTGCTGGTAATGCCTAATGGTATGGGTCCGCGAGGGCGAATGCTGCAAATGTGGACAGTGTTGTCGCGGCGGCATTGATGATCTGCCCGAACAGCACGATGGCGCGTGCCCGTATCTCAAGCCGGAAGTAAACGGCGAGCGCCTGTGCTCCATCCATAACACCGTCGACACCTACTGGGCGCAAGGCTGCAACGCGTGGCCAAGCGTGCCGCAGCACATCGCGAACCATGATCGTTGCACGTTCACCTTCCGGTGGGAGGACTAGGTGGCGGTCAAGAGTTTATACTTCAAGGACGCCGCACCGAGCGGAGCAACAAGCTCGCTCTCGCTGCAAGATGGAGGTACGGCACCAACCGGCGCTCTGATGACGACCGGATGGACGGTTGGCAAGATCGCCACCGCCAATATGTCGCCAATGTCGGCGCGTCAAAAGCAGGTGACCGGAAGTTTCACCACCAGCGACAGATTAACTTCAATTCAGTCACAGTCGGCGGCTTGTTGGCGAACTGAAAATCCATTCACTGGAACTTTTGCTAATACCAACTGGACGTTGGCATTCCGCGTGCGCTGCTCGGTCGCGTCGTCGCAGACCGGACGCATCAAGCTCCGCCTTTGGAAGACCACCGCTGTCGATCTTCTAACCAACCCCCCTGTAGAGATAACGAGTGCGGTCCTCGTCGGTACGACCACGGCGGCGCTCTCGACCACGGTGTCGGCTACCAGCACGGTAACCTTTACGCCGGGCGCGGCAATCACTCTCAACAATGAATATCTGTGGGTTCACTGCGAGTGGGAGATTATTACTGCATCGGGCAACAACAGCGGCGATGTGCTTCTCTATGTAGAGAGTGCCGGTGTTATCACCACGCCGGACTTTATTGCTACGACGCCGGATGCGTGGAGCGCGCTCGACAAGTCGGCCAACGTCACGCTCTCCAACAGCGACAAGACCGCAACGGTTACAACCGCTCTCTCTGGTGGTGTTCGATCAACGACAAAGAGAACGAACGGAACCGCCGGTAAGTACTATGCTGAGTTCGTTCTTGATACTCCGAATAGCGTTCGCGTCGGCATTCATGAAGCGACTGCTACTATTACCAGTGCCTTTCAAGGCACTTATTACACCGCATCCACTGGTGTCATTGCTGTTCTAGGTACTCCCGGTTCGGTTGATCTCGGACCAGCAGCCGTTGCTGGTGATGTTATTAGTATGGCGTGGGATACGGGTGCGGAACGAATTTGGTTCCGCAGCAACGGTGGTCTTTGGAATGCAGATGCTGCGGCTAATCCGGCGACCGGCACCAACGGCATTGATGTTTCGACTGTTCCAAACACCGCTCACGCTCTTTGGGGGCAAAGCTCTCAAATTAGTGCTTTTACTCTCCGTACCAAGCTTGCGGACTTAAGCTATACCGATGGCCTGTCCGGCTTCACCTCATGGATGGGCGAGATTATCCCGACCGCCGATGCGTGGAATGTCAACGACAAGGGCGCGAATGCCACGCTTTCCAATGCTGATAAAACGGCGACGTGCAATTCTACTGCCTCCGCTAATGTTCGTTCAACCACATCGCATAGCACAGGCATATACTATACCGAATTTGTATTTAGTGGCACCAATAATCCTGCGGCTCCAGGCCTAAAAGATAAAACGTCAATCATTAGTAGCTATACAGCCAACACAGTTTTGATCATTAGTGGGGCTTGGTATCTCAACGGTACAAACTCATTCGTTAGCGCTCTCGACGCTGTTCCCGTCTCAGGCGATATCGTTTGTTTCGCGTGGGATGCTGACGCCAAACGGATTTGGGCGCGCAGAAACAATACTGCATGGCGGGGAAATGGTTCTGGCGATCCGGCGGCAGGGACCAATGGCTTTGATGTTTCGTCGGTAGCAGGCACTGATTTCAATCTTTTCATCACTCCTAACGCTAGCGGCAACATCGTAACGCTTTGCACCGAAGTCGCGGACCTCACCTATGCTGCACCGTCAGGCTTCCTGTCGTGGATGGGCGAGTCGTTCGGCCCGGTCGTTTGTCTTGGCACGCTTAATCTAACGCAGGCCGCGCAGACACTATCGGCGGCTGGCACTGTCGGTCCCGTCAACGGCGATCTTGCGCTCTCGCAAGCGGCGCAAACGCTGGCCGCACAAGCAAAGGTCGTTGTTGGCGGTACGCTTGCTGTCATTGAGGCGGGCGACACACTCGCCGCCAACGCTACGGTCGCAGCGCCGAGTATCACTGGCACGCTTGCGATCACGCAAGAAGCGCAGACCTTGTCCGCACAAGGCGGTCCTGTTGCGCGCGCCACATTAAGCGTCACACAAGCGGCACAGACAATCTCGGCAGGCGGTACGGTTGCTGTCGGTGCAACACTGAGCGTATCGCAAGCTGCGCAAACGATCTCGGCCCAAGGCAAGGTCGTTGTTGGCGGTACTCTTGGTGTCATTGAGGCTGATAACACCCTTAGTGCCGCTGCCAATGTCGGTTTCCCGTTAATCACCGCTACACTTAATGTCGCGCAGGCAGCACAGACATTGGTTGCGACGGGTGGACCTGTTGTCGGCGGCTCGCTCAATCAACCACAAGTTAATCAGACATTAGCTGCGGTTGGGGCCGTCAGTGTTGGTGGCGCGCTTAATCAGCCGCAAGCCAGTCAGACACTGGTTGCGGCTGGTGACGTTACCGTTCGTGGGCAGCTCTCGGTACCGCAAGCGGCGCAGACATTGTCCGCCCAAGGTGCGATTGTTGTTGGTGGTGCACTCGCTGTATCGCAAGCGGCTCATACGGTTGTTGCGGCTGGCACTGTCCGTGTCAGCGGTCAGCTCAATGCCATTCAGGCTGACAACTCGCTAGCAGCAGCGGCCAATGTGCCGGTGGTCGGTATTGGTGGTTCGCTTAGTCAGACACAGGCCGATCAGGCGCTGGGTTCGGTCGGGACCGTCAGTCTCAGCGGCGCACTCAATCAGCCACAAGCCAGTCAGGCTTTAGCTGCCCAAGCTGGCCCAATCGCTCGTGGACAGCTTTCAGCACCGCAGGCCAGCCAGACGTTGGTTGCGGCGGGCGGGCCGGTTGCTCGCGGGCAGCTCTCGATACCGCAGGCTAGTCAGACGCTAGTTGCGGCTGGTGGGCCGATTGCTCGGGGCATACTGACGGCACCGCAGGCCAGTCAGACGCTCTCGGCAGCAGGCAATGTTGCGTTCGCTGTTATTAGCGGCTCGCTCAATCAACTGCAGGCTAGCCAGATACTGGTTGCTGCTGGTGGCATCCTTGTCCGTGGGCAACTTTCGACACCACAGGCTGCTCAGACGCTGTCTGCTGCTGGTAAGATCATCGTCACGGGTGTGCTGAGTCGGGCTCAGGACGCGCAGACGCTGGTTGCCAGTGGGGTCATTATTGGTGGGTTGGCAAAGGTCTGGACGGGTTCAGACTGGGTAGGGAAGCCCGCGAAGGTTTGGATGGGGAGTGCCTGGGTAAAGAAGCCAGTCAAGCACTGGACTGGATCAGAGTGGAGGCCAACCTAGACATGACGTCCGAAGACACCGTTGTTGTCGAGGTTGATGTCGATATCCCGTCTGTTGTGGCGGTGGATGTCGCTGTCCCTGCGCGCACGGTGGAGATCGACGCTGAGGGCGTTGCTGTACGCGGTCCAGTAGGGCCACCGGGTCCAAAAGGTATAGACGGTGCAGACAGCATGGTGCCAGGGCCAATTGGCCCAATGGGTCCGCCTGGGCAAACTGGAGCGACTGGGGCAACAGGGGCAACTGGACCGGAGGGGCCAGGAGGGGCGTCCACGTCCAGATTTTTCTATCGCAAGGACAATGGTACGGCGGCTGCTGATCCTGGTGAGGGGAGATATCGGTACAACAACACGATACAGAATGTTGCAACGACGGCGCTCTATGTGAATAACGTCACGCAGGACGGTTTCGATCCGACCTCGATATTTGCGACAACGGCACATGATGATGAGATCGTTTTACAGGATAAGAATTTAGCGGCAGACTATCAGCAATGGAGATTGCTGGGTCCAGCGATAACTCACGGTACTTGGTTTGAGGTTCCGGTAGAGTATGTTGGTGGGTCTGGCGTTGTATTTATTGGCAACGCGGATGTTGCGATCTTGCTGCGTTTGCGCGGGGAACAAGGTGAGACGGGTCCGCAAGGGCCAGTGGGGCTGACAGGACCACAAGGTCCGCAAGGTATCCAAGGTCCGCAGGGCATTCCCGGCAGCGGCGGCAATGTCGGCAACAGCGGCACACCCACGGTTGGTCAGTATGCCAAGTGGGTTACTGATACGACGATCCAGGGTGTTAGCCCAGCAACGGTGTTGAGTGATATCGGTGCGCTGTCACCAAGTGTGGCGGCCTCGACTTACCAGCCGCTCGACGCAGACCTGACCTCGCTGGCAGGGGCGGCGGGCACCAATGCGATCTACTATCGGTCAGCGGCCAACACATGGTCACCAGTAATCGTCAGCACGGGGTTGACCTTTACTGGCGGTACTCTGACTGCTCAAGGTAGCGGCAATGTCAATAACAGTGGTACGCCGGTTGCTGGTCAGGTCGCAGAGTGGGTAACGGCAACGACCGTCAAGGGAGTTGGCACTTACGCAAAGCTAGATTCCCCGATCTTCACTACGACTGCGAGTGCACCGACGCCATCGCCAGCTTCTGATGCTTCGACTAAGATCGCAACTACAGCCTTTGTTCAAGCGGCAATCGCCGCCGCCGCTGGAAGTTTTCCGGCTGGCACTCTGATGCTGTTCCAGCAAACTGCGGCCCCCACGGGATGGACGAAGCAAACTACGCATAACGATAAGGCTTTGCGTGTTGTAAGTGGAACGGCAGGGTCTGGTGGTTCGGTAGCGTTTTCATCACTGTTTGGACGCACTGCAACTGATAGCTTCGCGCTGACAGTCACCGAGATGCCGTCGCACTCACACACCGTGAGTGACCCGACGCATGCTCACGGTGTGAGCGATCCGACCCATGCTCACGGTCTGTACGATCCAGGCCACGCTCATAGTATCTATACCGTCGATAACTATTTCTTAACTACTGGTGGTGGTGTTACTTCTTTTAACTATCTTGCAGGGGAGAATCCTGTTTCATTTTACCAGCCTACAAGTTACCAATATATTGGTAGCGGCTCCGGCGCTGCTGGTACTGGCATGGGTGTTTACGGGGCTTATACTGGTATTAGCATTGCTGGCGCTTATACTGGAATTAGTATTGCTGCTAACGGCAGTGGTGCGGGACACTCTCATACTATGGATCACAGGGTGCAGTACGTGGACATCATCATAGCGAGCAAGAACTGATGACTGATGTTGGAAAGCCCCACGCTAAGGGTGACATGAAGTGCCCGCTGTGGCGCAAGCCGATGAAGCAGGTGTGTCACACTTGTGAGTGGTGGGTGCATCTGCGCGGCAAGCATCCGCAGGGTGAGGAGATCATCGATCAGTGGGGCTGTGCGATAGCGTGGCTTCCTGTGCTGATGGTCGAGAACTCGCAGATGCAGCGTCAGACGGGGGCGGCGGTCGAGAGTTTTCGCAATGAGATGGTGAAGGCGAATCAGGATGTAATGGCAGAACAGATAACGCAACAGACGAGAGCAAGACTAGGTGCAACATGACGCTAGTTCTTTACTACGTCTATGAGCAGGATTATCGGCTTGTCGGCTGGCCGGATGACGGCGGCGGTGGAGTGACGCTGTATTCGTGGTATGATCGTGATCTGGCCGGGGATAGGCTTAATTTATTTTATATAGAGCCTGGGTTTTACTTTGAAGACGATGTCTTTCTGCAGATGCCGCCATTGACGACGGAGGTTACTGCCAGCTTCTTTATCGATGAGGATGTATTTTTCACACCGATGAGTGTCAGGGTGCTCAAGCAGCCGATCAACATGCTTCGCAATGAGATAGTACGGGTGAGATGATAGGAGGCTACATTGTACTGTGGCAGGGACTTTTCACCTCAAGAGCGGAATGAAAACGAAGTCTTCGGCTTGGATTTTATTCACGACCTCCAACCAGAGGAGGTGTTGATCAGTTCGGTCTGGACGATCAAGGTTGTGTCGGGGAAAGATTCAGACCCTACCGATCATCTGGAAGGACCTCCAAAAGTGGTAACGCCCATTGGTGGCATTCTGAATACGGCGTCGATCCAGCGGATCGCTGGATTGTTTCCTGGTGTGACTTACCGTGTGAAGGCAGTGGCCGTTACCTCATTGGGTAATACCAAGAGTCTCTGGTCGCATGTTCAGGGGATTTCCGATGAAATATGACGAGACTGTCTCCTGGCTCCAAACCATGCTGGAGATTCCGCTCAATCAGACGGATATCAACTTCACGCGCATTATTCCGGCGATGTTTCTGTATGCCGAGGCGCGCATCTACGAGGACATCCCGTTCCTGGTGACGACGATCACGCAGCAAGGAAGGCTCACTGCGCTCAATCGTGAGTTTGTTCTCCCTGATAGCGTGAGAACACTCGATCAGATCAGCGTATGCACCCCGGCTGGGCCGGTGAGCGGCACCAGCAAGCGGACGATATTGGACCGGATCACGCCAACCGCGCTGGATATGTTCTGGCCGCAAGCCTCGTACAAGCCCGGTGTGCCGCAGAAGTATGCGCTGATTGGAGGCACGCCACAGGCGACGTTGTTTGCGGACCCGTTTTCGTTGACCCCGCCTCCGCCTCTGCCTGTGATCCCGACGCAGCAATTGTATCATGTTGTGCGGATGATGCCGACGCCAGACAAGAGCTACACCGTCGAGCTGACCGGCCTGATCCGGCCAGCTACGCTCTCTCCGACCAATAACGAGACGTACCTCAGTACGAAGTATCCTGAGCTGCTGCTCTGTGCCTGCATGGTGTTTGCCAGCGGCTATCAGCGCGACTTCGGAGCTCAGGCTGATGATCCGCAGCGTGCGATGAGCTGGGAAGCGCAGTACCAGACTCTGCTGAAGGGTACAGGGACTGAGCAGGCGCGCTTCCGGGGTGAGGGTCCGAGCTTTGGTTCGCTGGCACCTGCGCCGTTGGCCCAGGCTCCGAGGGCTCCCTGATGTCGCTCGTAAAGCCAATGTCGCAGCCGGGGTTCCAGTCTCAGGCCACTCAGGTCATGACGTCGGCTGGCTGGTTTGCTGGCAACCTTGTGCGCTGGCGGATGGGGTTGTTGGAGAAGGTTGGGGGGTGGAGGCGGATCACGCCGCTACCGTTCGCTGCGATAATCCGCAAGATGCATGCTTGGCTGGACCTGGATGATCGCAAGAATCTGATGGTTGCGACCGATGTGGGGGTGGAGCTTCTTGTTCAGACCACGGTGTATGGGCTTGGTACACGGAGCCCTATTGCGGATGCGCGTTTCAGCGTCACGGTTGGGCTGTCGGAGGTGAAGGTTACGACAGCGACTGTTGTGGATGCGGGCAACTTATTTATCCTGGAGCTTCCGATTTCCATCGGGGGACGCATTATTGCGGCTGGAGACTCCTTTTCGATCACCAGCGTTGTTCCTGGTGGGTTTACTTTCGAGCTGCCGGGTGATCCTGATACGCCTGAGATTCCGAGTGAGGCGCTCTACACTGAAACCAATGTTGTGGGCACTCGTTTATTTACGAATGATATTCCAGGTGGGATGACGGCAACCTGGAAGTCTCACGGCCTCAACCCAGGGGATTCGTTTGTTTTTGCGCGGACTACGTCTCTGAAGCTGGGCGTTGTTGATGTATGGGAGCAAGTAAATTTCACGGTTCCAGCCGGGACTGTGCTGTTGGTGGACACGGTTCCTTCGGTGGACACCTTCACGTTCTTGATGGGTGGATTTGGGACAGGCGATGGCTTGGGTACTGCCACTCATCAGGTTTATGATGGAGCTGTGTCCGAGAATGGGGTTGTTACGCTATCTGCTGTGATCGGTCTTTCTGTGCCGAGGCCACTTGGCAATCCTCAGAAGATGGGTTGGTGGCTGGATAATCTTGGACAGGACGGTTTGATGTTGCGGACAGGCGGCCCGCTGGAGATTTACACCCCGCCGATTACGGAAGGTCCGTGGACAGCAATCGTTGAGGAAGCGCCGTCACAGAGCAACGGCATGTTTGTGGCCATGCCGCAGGCGCAGGTGATTTTGTTGGGGACACTGGCGGACCTTAATGATCCGGAGAGCTTTGATCCGCTGTATATCCGGTGGAGTCATGTCGGTACGTATGATGTCTGGATTGGAGCGGTTACCAATCAAGCTGGCAGCTACCGGCTCTCGCGCGGGTCCGGGATTGTGGGCGGCATTCAGGCACCCCAGACAACCTTGATCCTGACGGAGACTGATGCGTGGGCGATGAACTACATCGGCCCGCCGCTGGTCTATGGTTTCACGGTGATGGCAACTGGCTGCGGGTTGATCGCAGCGGATGCAATCGATTGTCTTGGGCGGATGACTTACTGGATGGGGCAGAGGGGGTTTTGGCAGTACGGCGATGGTGGTGTGCAGCCACTGATGTGCACGGTCTATGATTATGTTTTTAGTGACATCGATACCATCAACGTCGGCAAGATTTATGCTGCGGCGAACTCGACAACGAATGAGATCGCGTGGTTCTTCCCTTCTGCTACCGTTGCATTGGAAGAGCAGTTAGATAAAAATTTACTGTCCTTCTCACAGGACTTTAGTCAATGGACTGGCGTCGGTGTGCTGGTTCAAGAGGAGAAGGTGATTCTTGCGCCGGATTTTACAGACACGGCTATGAAAGTGCAGGAAACCGCTGTTCTTGGGCTGCATGCTGTCTCACAGCAACTTTTCAAGTTGGGCACGCAAACGACTAACACGTTCTCGCTTTACGTTCACAACAGTTCGACGCAAAATTTTACGCTGCGTGCGGTGACCAAATTCGGTGGCGTGTACGCAAGGTTCAATCCGGTGGGTGGAACGCTGGTAGCCTTCGGATCGTCGGTGCCTAGTTTTACGGTTCTTAATGCAAGGGTGGTGTATGACGATCCGATGGGATCGGGGCCGGGTGGCAATGGTTGGCTGCGCTATGCCCTCACGTTCATCACCTCTGATGAGTCAGACTTGCAATTGTTCATCAATCTCACAAAGGTCACTGCCGTTGAGTATCTAGGACAGCCGCCTAAGCATCTACTGATGTGGGGTGCTCAGCTTGTGAATGGTGGTGAGCCAGGAGATTATGCGGCAACGATGGGAATAGTGCCACAGAACGAGTGCACTCGATACGTGAAGTACAATACAGTGGAGAAGGCTTGGGACAGCGGTATTCTCTGGCGCTCAGCCTGGATTGATTCCAGCGTATGGGGGCCGCCGCTTGGAGCAGACAAGAATAAGCGCATTCAGCAGCATGAGATTGGATATGATGACGATGACCAGCCCATGCGAGATGTTTATGCGGAGACTGGTTACACCGAGTTGGGTGACGGCTCGGTAATGCTCTTGATTGATCAAGTGCAGCCAGACTTCAAGTGGTTCGGGCGGAATGGTGAGGTGACGGTTACGCTCAAGACCACGAATTATGCGGGCGGCCCGGTGCAGAATCATGAGCGTTATTCGATGACGCCGGGGACGCAGTTCTTCTCGGTGCGGGCGCGAGCTCGCTATGCAGCGATCCGTTACGAGTGGTCGGCAACGCTAGGGTACTCAGCGCGTGTTGGCGCTACGACCTACCGAGTGAAACAGGCTGGGAAACGGCCATGAGGCTCGATGCTCTTATTGGTAATCAGTTGCTGATGGCGCAGTCGATCTTTGCCTTGGCAGAGCACATCGGGGGAGCGACGGGGGCTTATATGGAGCCGGTTGTGTTTGCTAAACTTCCCGTTCTGACCAGTGCTGGAATGGTGTCCTGTATTTCTGACAGCACCGTGAATACCTGGGGAAGTGTTATAGCTGGTGGTGGGACGTTCAGGGTGCTGGGCTTCTACAACGGCACGAACTGGACGGTGTTGGCGAAATGACCTTCTCAGATCAAACACCTTCACCATTGCAGCAGCAGCCGGGAGATAATCTGGCTGAGAGCGACATTCTTGATTTCGACAGGCTGGCGGCCACCGTCTTGCTGACGGTGCAGGCGTTGCAACGTCTACATGCAGCTTTTGATCGCAGGTTTACGCGATGAGTTATGGCCAGAATCCGGCCTGATCCGTATATTGCATCGCACCGCCAGCATTGATGGTTGTTTTATAGAGCTGCGATGTGATCGCGCCATCGGTGTGCTGAACAGTGATATCGCAAGACAACGTAGCGTGCGTGTTGCGCAAATGAATAGTCTTGATGTTGCGCTGGGTAGCTGTTGCAGGTGCTCCTGCTATGCTGGTCGTTGTGGACGTTGTTATTGTGGTGTTGGTGCGTCCTGGTACGATTGCTCCAGCCGAGGTGTCTACCCAACTGGTGTGAACAGTGACGGGTACTGCTGCACCAGTGATAATTTGCAGACGATCATTGACTGAGGTCAGCAACAGCATTGTAGAACTCCGCTGGTGTCGGCGCTCATAGCTTGATCATCACGTTGAGGAACGAGGTTGGTTGCATCACGTTGTGTGCGGCTCCAGACCCACTGCTTTGAATCGAAATGCCGGTGTAAGCGCCGTAGATGCCAATGCCGGTGCCTGCTGGATAGATGCCAATGCCGGTGCCAGCTCCACCGATGCTAATGCCGGTGTATGCGGCACCAACCCCGCCGCCTGAGCTAAAGACAGGGCCTGCTTCTCCGATGCCCCCTGTACCATAATATCCTATAATTTGCAGACCGCTGAAGTCGTGGGTGTGGGTCGGATCATTTACGCCGTGAGTGTGCGACGGATCGTAAACGCTGTGCGCGTGCGTCGGGTCAGCAACACTGTGTGCGTGGGTTGGGTCATTTACGCCGTGAGTGTGCGCCGCCATTTCTGCTGCGGAAAGGGCGTGCTTTTCTTCGCCTGCTATCATGCCAAGCGTATGCGAGGTTAATCCCGCACCGGCACCCGCAGCGGCAAGTGCCCGACCGAGAACGGCGGGAAGAACCAGCCTACGATTGGCTGTAAAATCGGCAAGTGCGGTGGCTCCGCGAGCAACCGTTGCTCCGGTATTGTCTTGAAGGATTAGCGCAGGGATGTTGGCATAAAGCAGCATGAACAGGGACTGGGTATCGAGATTGGCTCTTGCGGTCCCGCCCGATGCGAGATTACCGATTGAGCCATCGTTCATCAGCACCCAGCCGGGATCGGCTACGACTTTCAGGGTGAGCTTGACATCGCCGGTAAGAAAAAAGCCAATGCCGCCGCTGCCACCACCAGTTCCGGTAGGACCGGGGCCGCCGCCGGTAGCAAGGAAGCCGACCTCATCGATATATTGCAGTGTTTGTTCTGGCTGCAGCGTCGTTTGATACAGTTGAGAGACAACAGTGCCATCAGTATGTTGGATCGTGATGGCAATGGGGCTGGCGGCGCGGTTGCGAAGATGCAGCGTTTTGATATTGCGCTGAGTGTTAGCGCCCGGAGAGGCCACCACATCGAAGGTGCCGTTAGTCACGATGTTGGTGTTGGTGCGGCCAGGGACCACTGACCCGGAGACGTTATCCATCCACGAGGCATGAACATCGACGGGACCGACGCTGCCGGTGAGAACCTGCAGCTTATCGGTCACGCTTGCGAGCAATAGCATGGATGGCCCCTTGCAGGCGCTAGGTGGGCGAGTCTACCGAGTTTCCCATGATTCGCCAGGGCAATGGCGGCCCGGTACTATCGGTGTGATATTCTTCGCGAATCAGGACTACCCCTAGTGGGACGCGCGGCATGCCCCTTGGACCCATGAGAACCAAATCTCAGAAGAGGGCTGGGATGCGGCAAGTCATGGGCGAGTTCAAGCGTGGGCAGCTCCACAGCGGCTCCAAAAAGGGTCCGAAGGTCAAGAAGCGCAAGCAAGCCATTGCCATCGGGCTCTCTCAGACCAAGCAATCTCGGTATGCAGAGGGTGGCCCGGTTGCTGGGTTGGGCAACGACGTCCAGACTCCGGACGATCACGCCACGCTCCTGCCGATGATGCCGGAGCTCCCGCCGGAATATCTCGACACCCTCAGGACGCTTCACGCAGATCGCAAGAAGGCGCTGGGGCTGGGCGCTGAGCCCAAGAAGATCAAGTATTTCGATGACGGTGGCGACGGCGGTGGTGGTGGCGGTGGTGGGGGAGGTGGGGGTGGGGGTGATGACGGCGGTGATGACGGCGGTGATGACGGTGGCGCTGACGGCGACGGCGATGATGGTCAGGGTGACGACGGATTGGGCGATGATGGCGGCAATGACGGGGATGATGGGGACGACGGCGGCAATGACGGCGATGACGGCGGCGATGACGGCGGCGATGATGGGGATGGGGATGACGGCGGTGACGACGGCGATGACGGTGATGACGGCGACGATGGCGACGATGGTGATGATGGCGATGACGGCGAGGATGGCGAGGATGCGGAGGGAGAGGGCAGGGGTGGTGGTCCGGAGGGTGGCAAGGGAAGCGCTGAAGCGGAGGGCAAGGGTGCCGAAGCAGCTCATGCGGGGCTCGATGCCATAGCCGGTCCCACGGCGGCTGAGGATTTAGGTTTCAGTCTTGGTAAGGGCGATCCAGGCGACAAGGGTGACCCGGAGGCTCCGGCTGACAAGGGCGATCCGGAGACGGCTGATCCGGTTGGCAAGGGTCTGGATATAGCTGGAAAGGGGCTCGACGCTGCCAAGGGTACTACTGAGGCTCCGGCTGATAAGGGTGATCCGGAGACTCTAGGTCCAGAGGACCTCGCGCCTACTATAGGCCCGGAAGACCTCGATCTTGATCTCGATAAGGATGTCGAGAAGGACCTTGATCTTACCAAGGACATTAGCCGCAGTCTGGTGTCGTTGATTGGGACGAAGGGGATTCCTGGGCTTCCCGCTGCCAAGTCCACCACGACCATGGGGCGGAGTCTGACAGGTCCTGAGCTTTCGATGCAGGCCAAGGGGGTTCAGGCCATCAGCCAACTGGGTCCTGCACAGCAGGCGCAGTTCGCGCAATTTACAACGGGGCAACCCGGCGTTCAGGGCTTGGGTTCAGAGTTCGGTGGTCAGTTCGGTGTCTCCGGTCTTGGCTTTGGAGGCATGGGCTTTGCCACGGGTGCGCCCGGTGATCCCAGCGGCTCTTTCGGGGCAGAGTCCTCTGCTGGCGGCGGCGGCATGTCCGGTATTGGGCTTGCTGGTATGGGCTGGGGCAACGTGGGTATTGGCGATCCGGGCGGCACGGGCTTTGGTGGTGCTCCTGGAGGTGGTGCGGCTACTGGCCTTGGTGGCAGTCTTTCAGGCGATCCGGTGTCAGGCAGTGTTACGGGCGGTCCTACGGGCGAAGCTTTAGGTGGCGACAGAGGTGGCGGCGAGAAGGGTGGCGGCGAGAAGGGTACTGGTGGCGGCCCAAGCGAGTCTGCTGACAGCTTAGGCGGGTCGGCGGCGAATACTGCTGCGGCTAGTCTGGGCTTCGGTGATGTGAGTACAAGCACGTCTGATGATGATTCCAATACTGGCACTGTTGGCGGTGAGCCCACTGGTGGCCCTAGCGATATCGGTGACAGCCCGACTGCGGCTGCTGCTGATGTTGCTGCTGCGGCTTACGGTGGTGATAAAGGCGGTGAGAAAGATGACGCTCCGGCTCCGGCTGTAGCCGCTGCGGCTCCTGCGGACCCGGCTGATGTCAGCACGACGGATGATGACACAGGCGGCAAGGGTGGGCCGTTCGGCGGTTACACCACGGCGTCAGTCACAGCTCCTGGCACAGTGAGTGACGACGAAGTCAGTGGCGGTAAGGGTGGTCCGTTTGGTGGATACAGCGCGACGTTTGGCGCGACAGATGAACCCTCTACTACGTCTTCGGAAGAGGACACTGGCGGTAAGGGTGGGCCGTTCGGCGGGTATGCCACGGCTGGAGAAGAGGATACTGGCGGCAAGGGTGGCCCCTTTGGCGGGTATGCTGAAGCGGACCCTGCTACAGATTTGGGGTTAAGTAACATTGCCGCGCCTGCGCCTGGACAAAGTCCCTACGGCAAGGGCGGTGCTAACTACGGCATTCTTGGCCTAGACCAGAACACCATGACTCAGGACAAGGGTCTGGGTCCGCTTGCTGGTCTTACGACTGTCACTGCTCCGACCGGAAGTCTGGAAGAACAGGGCGGCATAAACGCTATTACGACGTCTCCTAATCTTGCTGCCAACACGCCCTTTGGCGGCATAGGGTTAGGCTTCGCGTCTCCAGGTGCTTTGGATGCCATGGATGTGGGCAACCAGAGCAAGGGATCGATCAGCGATGAGGTGGCGGCAGAGTTAGCGGCTTCGGATGCGAAGGATGCAGCGAACCAAGCTCAAGGACAAATCGGTGCTACTGCCTTGGATGCCCAGGCTGTGGCTGATCAGAGCAAGGGGCAAGGTGTTCTTGGTGGTCAATTAGGTCTTGATAACATTGGTGGGTTCATTGGGCAGGATAATCCGCAGGATACGCCCGCTACCGAGTCTTTCACTCCTGGTCCGAGTGTAGAGCCCACAACTGACGATACGACCAAGGGCAGCATTAACGCCACACCCAGTGACAAGACTGCTGCCATAGTTGCCGGTCTTGTTGCCCAGGGGCCGCTTGGTTGGTCGGCTCTTGGGCACCTTGGGTTAATAGGTGCGCTTGATGCGATAACTCCTGCTGATAAGGCCGCACCGACGACGCAGACGGTCAATGCTGATCTTGCTCCGGTTGCTCAAGACGCTCCGCAAAAGGATGAGGCGACAACAACTGCAACGCCGGGGGCCGCTCCCGCCGCGCCTGCTGCTGCGCCTGCTGCTGCTGGTGAAAAGGGTGGCGGTGAGAAAGGTGGCGGTGAGAAAGGTGGTGGTGAGAAGGGTGGCGGTGAGAAGGGTGGGCTTTCTTTCTCCGGCACTCCAGGAGCAACCGGCAATACGCCTGCTGGTGGTCTAACCGGCAATGCTGCGGCTCCAGCCGGTGGTGCTGTTTCGCCGGGTGGCGCTACCTCAAAGGGTGGCGATACCGCGCCGGGTGGTGGTGGCGCGGCTCCTGGCGGAGGCGGTGCTCAAGCTGGTGGGGGCGGTAAATCCAGCGGCAGTGTTGGCACCAGTGCAGCAGGTGGCAACAAGGGTTCTGCTGGTACTGCCGGTGCTTTGGCTCCTCCTACGTTCTATGCCCCAGGTACGCAGAGCAAGAGCGGCAAGACCAGCAAGGTGGAGGGCGGCTCTTTTGCTTCTAACAACCCTGATGGATCGCTGGCCAGTGGCAAGGGCGCTCCGATAACCAACCTTGAGCAGGTTGCAGCAGCGCGTTCAAAAGGCAAAGACATTCCTGTCACCATTGCACGAGTTGCGGGCAAAGACAGCAAGGGAAGGTCTACGGGGGCTGCTAGCTTAGCTAAGATGGGGAGCCTGCTGGATGTGGGCACGGTTGAGTTCACAAACAGTAAGGGCGAAAAGCAGACCCTGGAAAATGTAAAGGGCGTTGTTCACGACAAAGGTGGTGGTGTTAAGGGCGTACCAGCTCACTACGACATTGCGGCGTTCGACGGTACAGGAAAGACCGACGCGCAGGTAAAGGGTTCGCTTGGGAGTGCTCGTGTTGGTGGACCGACTGTAGTTACCGATAAGACTGCAGCTCCTACAACGAATGTTGTCGCGCCTCCAGGCGACCGAGTTGGGCCTTTCGTTACAGCCACGCCTGCGCCTGCTGTCACGGTCAAGGGGACCATACCTGCCAATCCAAAGACTGGTATGCCTGAGTTGACCAGTCTTGATGTCAAGGGGAAAGGAACTGTAGCCCGCACGGGGACAATCACTACCATCGTGACGCATTTCACTGGTAGCGGTAAGTCATATGGGGTCAACCAGCTTGCCCATCAGATGGAGAAGGGTGGCAAGAAGGGTCAGGGTGGTGCTGGCTATAACTATGCCGTCGATAAGGATGGCAAAGCCTACCAGATGCAGCCTGACAATGTTGCGTCACCGCATGTCGGGGCTGGTAAAGGCAGTCTCACCGGCAAGAGTGCTAAAGGCAACATCAATGTGCCGGGGACTAAGGGTAAGGGTAATGTCAATCCTATCAACAACCAAAACTCGATTGGCGTTTCTGCTCTTGGTGCGGATGACGAATCCGACCTGACGCCAGCGCAGATCGCGACGATGAAGGCCATCGTTGCGGCTTTGGGCAAAGCTCACAATGTCCCCCCGTCTCATGTTTTTGGTCACCAAGTTGTTAGCCCAGGACGTCGAGGCGGTAGAGAAGGCGCAACTGTAGCCGGTTGGGCGAACGGTCTGGCGAGCTGGAACGACGCCAAAACCGGCGGGCCTAATGTTGCAATCGGGGACCTTGAGATTAGTGGAGAGAAGGCAGCGCCGCCTGCGACGACGGTTGTTGAGCCAGGAGCTCCGGCGCAGGAGCGCAGCGGGATCAAAGGTGGCACCCAGCCTGGGCCGGGTATTGCAGGTTGGACAGGCACTCCATCTGGACCGGCAGCGAGGGGGCCGGGTCCTGCTCCTGCTCCTACTCCTGGTGGCGACAAGGGCACTGGTGGGGTTCAGGCGGGTCCGGGTATTGCCGGTCTGGTGGGTACACCGTCTGGGCCTGCTGCTTCGGCACCTGGGAGCAGGGGGACGGGTGGGGTTCAGGTTGGACCGGCTGTTCCTGGTAGCCGGGGGACGCAATCTGGTTCTTCCGGAAAATCTGGATCGACTGTGCCTGGGGCGGCAATCGTTGACAGCTTGGTCGGTGTGCCCGGTCTTGCGGGCGGTCCATCCGGTGCTGCTGTTGCTGCGCCTGGAAGCAAAGGCAAAGGTGGCGTTCAGCCGGGTGCAGGTGTGGCCGGTCTTGCGGGTGGTCCCTCCGGTGCTGCCGTTGCTGCGCCTGGAGCGCCTACGGACAAAGGCAAAGGTGGCGTTCAGCCGGGGCCTGGGATTGCCGGTATGCGGGGCGGGCCATCCGGCTCTTCCGGGAAATCTGAATCGACCGTGCCTGGGGTGGGTACTGGCACCGTTGCTGGTCTTGTGGGTGGTCCGGGAACGCAATCTGGACCGGGACAGGCTGGTCCTGGTGCTCCGGCTGATGCGCCCCCGGCTGCAGAGGTTGCGCTGCCGCCTGCTGATAAGGTTGCGCCTCCTGCGCCGCCCGCGCCACCGGCTCAAGAAGAGAAGGCTGCGCCCCTGACGATACCTGGACCTCCCGTTCCTGGTCCGTCAGTAAAGGGTGCTCCAGCGTCTAGGGGAGCACAGCAACAGACTGCAAGGGACATTATTGCTCAACATTCAAAGGGGCTGGATAAGAATACCAAGGAGGAAGTGTTTGCTGCGGCCTTCAAGGGTGCGGCAAAAGAAATGGCTGCGCGCGGCATTTCCCCTGCCATTGCCAGGGCGGAGCTTATGGATGCTGCT